TCAGACTCAGCCTTTGCCTCGGTATCAGACTCAGCCTTTGCCTCGGTATCAGACTCAGCCTTTGGCTCAGCATCAGACTCAGCCTTTGCCTCAGCATCAGACTTGTCCTTTGCCTCGGTATCAGAAGACTCCTTGGCAATAGAAGCCTTTGCCTCGTGCCAGAGAGCGATAGCCATCTTGAAAATCTCCTTATTGTCTGTTCCGGGATTAGAAGCACGGATAATAGCCATCTTCTCTGCAACAAAGAGGTTGTAAGCAGAAGGAGCACGCTTCTTAATGATATTACCATCAGCATCGCGATCACGCTTTACCCTCGTCTTCTTGGGCTTTGCGTCACCGTTAGCATCAAGCTTTACCTTCTTCTCCTTAACAGGAGCCTGAGAAGCCTTAACAGCCTTGTAAGAATCTGATAAGATCTTCTTAATCTCAGCAAGCCCGTACTCAAGATCAGGATTGAGATTGTTCTGGAAAGCAGCAAGGATAGCAGCAGTAGAGACAGTCGTCATTTTGACTTGAGAAAGTTTGTTGTTAGATGTGATTAACCTTCTTGTGTATTTACCTATTGTGGTGATAGATATTTTAATAGGAATTAATCAAATTTTATTTTTTTTATCAAATTTTAGAACAAATTTATTTTAAATAAAAATGTCCTAAAATAAGGCATTATTACAAATTTTTGACTATTATTTAGAACTAATATTTATATATAATATGGAATGTCCAATTTGCTTTGAAAATATTTATTTTCCTAAAAAACTTGAATGTGGACATACTTTTCATACTCATTGTATTTATAAATGGTGTGGTTCTTTAAATAGATCATGTCCTTGTTGTAGAGATGATATTAAAGAAATTAGCTTATTATTAAGCAAAGGCTCTAATATTACGAAAAATGATATTGAAATATTATGTAATAAGACATAAGAATTTATGTGTAATATTAAAATAAATATTTTTTAACTTTAATAAATTATATATAAACATTTGATAATGCTTATATCTATTAAAACAGGTGTAAAAGACTATAAATAATTTATATAAATAAAAAAAATAAAAAAGAGGAGCTCATTTGCTCTTTTTTTTATAAAAAAAAATGATAATGTTTTTACATTTTAACTGATATTTTATATTACCATTGTGCTTACGCGCGGATTTTAATAAAATTGTGGTGATATTATTATTATTTTTATATAATTGTGTTACCATAATTTTTATTTTTAGAACACTTTTCAAAACAAAAAGTACACTGTCACAAACAAAAAGTACACTGTCACAAACAAAAAGTACACTGTCACAAACAAAAAGTACACTGTCATAAACATTTGGTACATTTCTGTAGTTTTATAAATAATTCTAAATTACTAACAAATTATTACAATGATTATAAGGATTATTTTGATAATTTAATAAATGATGTAAATCATATAGAAGAATTGATAATTTATCTAAATCATAATATGTTAGAACAAATATATCCTAAAAAATTTCTTTTAATGACTAAAGAGACCAAGAATACTATTAAGAATTTTGAATCTTTATACCATATGAATTAAAAAGAGTACATAATTTTATTTTTATAAATTTTTAGAATAGTTTAATATATTTTGCAAAATAAATAAATTATGTACTCTTTTCAAGATATAAATAAATAAAAATATAAGTTAGTATTATTAATAAATGATATATATCAGCTTTGATATCGGTGTTAAGAATCTTGCTCTTTGTATTTTAAAATACGAAGATACAATTACTATTCTTGATTGGAAAATTATTACATTAGCTGAAACAAAAAAAGCTGTAAAAAATATTAATGAATTATCAGAAATTATTTATATGGAAATGGACTCTATTATAGGTAATTTAAGAGATGCTGGATATGACATTATAGATTTTGTTCTTATTGAAAATCAACCATCAAACCTTAATGGTGTTATGAAAACAGTTCAACATATTATTTATTCATACTACAATCTATTAAAATACTGGGACGGATTAGTTAAAAATGTTGTTCTTGTAAATGCTTCACTTAAACTTAAAAATCACACATATCAACCTATTTCTGTTGTTAAAAATGAGAATTGCAAGAAGAATTTTAGAAGAGATAAATATAAAAATAATAAACAAAATAGTATTGAAATTTGTAGAGAATATATTAAAAGAGACCCGTTTTTATTAGAGCTTTTTAATAGTAATAAAAAGAAAGATGATTTAAGTGATTCATGTCTGCAAACTGTTTCATATATTCGTAATGATATTAAAGGAAACAAATTGACAAAATTAGAAGAAATTACATTAGATCCTTGTAATTTTATAGACGTTTAAGTTTTGTTCAGTTTTTATTAACAATATTGAAAAAAATGATATCAAAAAAAAATAATAATATAACAATGAATTGCGAAGATATTAACGATATTATCTCAAGTATGAATAACACTTATATTGATACTGACCTAAGTGATATGATTATATATATTGATTCTATAAATATTGATATTACAATTAAAAATCATCTTAAAGATCTTATAAATAAAAATAGCTATATATCATATGATATGATAAATAGCTTCTTGGAATAAAAATGTATTAAATAATACTTTTATAATATAAAAAAATGATATTATTATTAAATATAGACAACTATATAATAATGGATGACCTTATTAACTGTATGAATAAAATGCATGTTGAAGAAAATATTATGATTGAATATGTAAAAAATTTACAAATTGATGAAAATATAAAAAAAACTTTAATTGAATTCATATATAATGATAATTATAATAGCTATATTAACATATATAATATATGTCTAGAAAATGATATTGAATTACCTCCAATTTAATAATTTAAGTTTATTAAGAAAGATTTGCGCTAATTAAAACGCGTATTTTTTTCATATAAAAATAAGATATAAACAAATAAAACAATCTTATATACATAATACATATGAGTACTTTTAATTTAAACAATAAAAATGATAATTTAATTGAAATAAATAAAGATAATTTTGCGTCTAAATCACCATTTAGCTTTAATATTCCTTCTAAAAAAATAAATAAATTAAATAATGACGATAACTCTCTATTTAACAGAAAAAAAGTTAGTAATGAAGTATTATCATCGCGCGGTTCTTCTAGAGCTAGTTCAGTAAGCAGTGATAGTACAGCAAGTAGTTCTAGTTCAGATAGAAATTATAAAAATAAAAAAAAATCTCGTGCTCCACCTTCAGTATCATCTGAATATACAGAAGAATCATCTGAAGAAAGTTATACTAAAAATAATAGACGTGATAATGCTAGTTCATACGCGTCATCTGACAATGGAGATGATGAAACAGGTAGTTATGTAAGCGGTACATCTGAAGCATCATCTGTAGAAACTTATAAAAAGAAAAAATATAAAGTAGGAGATGAATTAAATGAGAAAAGAGAACTTCTTTATCAAATGGATAGATTAGAATCAAAAGGATTTAAACTACCTTTTAAATTTAATATGCAATCCGATTTAGATGATATGAGAACAGAATATAATAGAATTATAAGAGAGAAAGAAATAGATGCTAGTATTCGTTTTCAACGCAAAATGCTTATGGCATTTATAACAGGAACGGAATATTTAAATACCCGATATGATCCGTTTGCTATTAAATTAGATGGTTGGTCAGAACAAGTTCATGATAATATTAATGATTATGATGATATTTTTGAAGAACTTCATAGTAAATATAAATCATCTGGTAAAAAGATGGCACCTGAATTAAGACTATTTATTAGTTTATCGGGAAGTGCATTTATGTTTCATTTAACAAATAGAATGTTTAAAGAACAACCTTTGCCAAATATTGAAGAAGTTTTAAAATCAGATCCTGAATTAATGAAAAGATTTCAAAATGCTGCAACTAAACAATATGTAATGGGAAATACGGGTCCTCCTCAAATGAATTCAATGGGAGCAATGGGTAATATGATGAATGGGATGATGGGTGGTAATCAAGGAACTAATTCATCGGGTGGTATATTAAATATGGTATCAAATTTATTTGGTTCATTAAATGAACAACCTCAATATTCAGAACCTTCTAATAAACCATTAGATGATATTAATAATATAATTAGTTCTGTTCATGATAATATTAATATAGATAATGATAATAATATTGAAACATTATCAATAAGCGATGAAGAAATAACATCTATTATTGAAGATACAGCAGATATTAAAATATTAAGAAACAGTAAATCAAAAAAACAAGGTAATACTCGTACTCTTAATTTATAAATATCATATAAAGACTTTTTAATATTAAATATTAAAAATATGATTACAATAGCATATTTATTTTTTTGGGAAGAAAATCTTAAAGAAGAATATTATTTCACTAGTTTTATTAGACACCATTTTGGAGAGGTTAAAACAGTGGATGTAAATGATAATCCAGATATACTATTAGTATCTGTATTAGGTGGTAATATAAACCTAGTTAAAGATTATAAAGCCAAAATTAAACTGTTTTTTACAGGAGAAAATACATCATATAACCCTTATCATCATCAATTTGATGACGATAATGTATTAAAAGAAAATTTTGATATAATTGTAGGATTTAAATATAATAACGTAAGATTTCCTTTATGGGTATCATATTATAAATATTTAGATTATAAAGAAGATGAGGATAATATTCTTAAACACCTTCAAGAATCTTATGATAAAAATGTTAAAAAAGAAAAGAAATTTTTGACAACATTATTATCTCATAATAATAGTTTTCAAAATAATTTTAGACCATACCTATATAATCTTATGTTAAAATATGCACCTGTAATATGTGCTAGTACATTATTCAATAATTATCCGATTATAGGTAATCTTACATCTGAAAAAATCGATCATATATCTCAATCTGTTTTTAATATTTGTCCAGAGAATTCTCATGGAGAAGGATATATTACAGAGAAGGTAATTCATGCTTTAGAAGCAGGTACAATACCTATTTATTGGGCTTCAGAATATCCTGAGACAAATATTATAAATAAAAATAAATATATATTTTGCGATCCAAACAATATTGAAAAATTAGAAAAAACTATAGATGATGCTGTTAAAAATGAAGATATAAGACAAACTTATCTCAAAGGAGATCTTTTTACAAAAGATGCTGGAATTCACATTAAAAAGTTTTATGATGATTTAAAAAATAATATTAAACATCAATTAGACGAAAAGAATATATCATATGTGTTAAGAAACTAACGAGATAATTTCTTAAGATCTTTAGAAGATTTCTTTAAAAATTTGTTGATATCTTTTGAAGATTTCATTAATTTTTTAGGGCTTTTGCTAAGACTGGAAACGGGATTGTAAATATCACTTTTGATATCTTTTTCAACATTTTCAATATTTTCTATTACATAACTGAAAGAATTTGTTAATACTGGAATTATAATCATAGTAAGGATAGTAACAAAGAATAATACTAATTCAATGAATGTACCCATCATAATAATTTCACGACTTATATCTTCAGAACATTTGCATTTTTCATTAATTAAATATCTTACATATGTGAATGTAGTATATATATAATAGATAAATATCATATAAAATACAAGAATTAATAATGAATATACCATAGCTATTACAGATCCCATCATTTTACCTACAACTTCAATAGATACAAAAGCAGTAAATAGTAAAAATACTAATGATATAATACTATAGGTCTTAATGAAAACTCTATCGGGATTATTAGAACAATCGCATCCTATTTCTTCTAATTTGTTAGTATATAAATAAATTATAGTAATTAAAACAAATATTAATAAATTAATAATTAAACTGCCAATATATCTCATATTGATTTCCGACATTATCTGTTTATCTATCTATAAGAAATATAATAATTTATTATTTTTTATCTATTATATTATATATTAAAAATTTGGAAGAATTCTCTAAAATTGACAAATCTATATTTTTAATTTTATCAATAATATTATTATTTTTATAATGTGATATAATTATAATTATATCTTCTAATAATATATCTATTACATGGCGATATTTTTTTGTTGAAAAATAAATATAATCTATTAAATAATTGTAAATATTATTTAATAGAGTCTCTATTTTATTTTTGTCAATAATTAATAATATTAATAAATTAATTATAGAATTATTTGTTTTTTTCCATTTAACATAATCGCAATATAAATTATAAATTACATCATCTTCATTACCAATCATAAGATCATTTTCTAAAATATATGAATGCGGTATCCAATCCTTGTTTTCATTAAAATTATTCCAATAAATATCTATATTTTTACTAACAATGTCTTTGTTTAAAAAATTAAAAATATTTAAATAAATGTCTATATTTTTACTATCATTTTTAATAATAAAATTATATAATATTGTGAAAAATTCATCATCATCATTATTTTGTTTTATAAGATTTTTTATTTTAAAATATATATCGTCTTTTTTAATATCTGTTAATTTATTTAAAAAACTTATAAATTCTCTTTTATTTTTAGATTTATCACTAAAATCTGTTATTACAATATGAATTTTATTTTTAGAAATTATTTCTTTATCATATTTTTTCTTTTTATCCCATATTAATTTTGAATTATAAATAGTATTAAAACACGGTAGTATATGTAATTCTTTTGCTTTATTTAAATATACATTAGGAATACTATTTGATTTTATATTTTTCAATTTATTTAAAAATATTGTATTAGGTATAATAATATTAGCGCTCATAATGTATAATAAGATATATCACAATATCTTATATACTAAAAAAATGATATAAAATATATATATTATATATATAATATTCATATCAACGTAAATGAATAATCATATTAAATTATTAAATCAGCTATGTGATATTTACGAAGATAGATTAATTTATCGCACAATTATAGTGACTGATAATATTAATGATAGTATTAATTTATATAATATATTAGAAAATGCAGACTATTCTGTTCTTATTGTTAATAAATTAGACAATAATATTAATTATAACGAAGTTGATAAAAGAATTGTATTAATTACCAGAAATAAATTTAAAAATTTTATTAAATATTTAAATAATACATTTGGTATTGCTAATTCTTATAATCTTGTATTATTTTCATATAATATTGATACTAAATATACATATAAATTAAATAATTATTATAAAGATTTAACAAAAAATATAACAAATATATACTAGTTATATCACTAACACCAATAAATGTTCTGTGTTATATATTTTTTATTGATAGTTTCAATATATTCGTACCATTCTTTAATAACTTTTCTATAAAAATCATATTGTTTATATTCTATTGAAGATTCATATATAGAACAATCTATATAATTTTTATTTTTAGATAAATTCTTTTCATAAAAATATTGATAAACTTCTAATACATTGCGTTTATATTTATTCATAAATGATTTTAAATTAACACTACCATTAATTATTTTATCAACAGATGATATATTTTCAGTTTTGACAAGATTTTTTATATATCTTATTACATCAAAAATAGTAAATAGGGTTTTTTCACTATATATATCAGGTGTAAATAATTTTTTAAGTTCTTCATCTGTAATATTATTATAATCTTTAATGTGTTTATTATCTTTTATAAGAAAATCAAAAAAATATATTGAATAATATATATATTTATGATTAAAATTTATAAAATCCATATATATTTAAATATAATAAAAACTCTATATATTATAGAGTAATGAAAAAAAGCAGTTACGGTAAATCTAAAAGTTTTTCTCGTTCAAAAACAAAATCAAGTGATATGATGATGTATATTTTATTGGGTGTGCTAATATTATCATCAATAGCATTTATATTTATGTCACAACGTTATAATATGTCTTTTGAACCATTTACAAATGCTAAAACAAAAAGAATAGAATATTATTATAAAGACGGGTGTCCTCATTGTGACAATTTCAAACCAACATGGGATAAAGTATCTACAAATACCGAATTATTAGAATATGTAGATTTTATTTCATACGATATAAAAAATGATGGAGGAAAAAGTGCCAAATACGGTATTAATTCTATTCCTGAAGTAATTGTTGTAGAAATGAGTTCTGGAGATAAAAAGGCTGTATTTGATTCAAATACACGATCTGAAGAAGATTTAATAGCTTTTGTAAAAGCAAATAAATAAATAAATTATTTTTTAGATATATAAGATAAATAATATATATATTTAGTAAATGGGAGCAGGGTTATTACAATTAGTTTTATCAAGTCAGCAAGACCAATGTATTACGCAAAATCCACAAATTAGTTTTTTTAAATATAGTTATAAAAAACATACGCGTTTTTCTAACGAGAGTATACTATTATCATTTAATGGTGGAAATAATATTCTAAATAAGACTACGTCTTCAATACATACATGTAAAATAGGTAGATATGGTGATCTTTTAAGTAATTTATATTTTTGTTTTAAATTACCTGCAATATATTCTACAAATGAGTATAAATTTAGATGGGTAGAAAATATTGGTAATGTAATTATAAAAAAAGCTGATATTACAATGAATTCAGTCACTATAGATTCTTTAACAGGAGAATGGATGACAATATGGAATGAATTATCATTAAAAGACAATGATTCAACATACAATAAAATTATAGGTAATATACCCGAATTAATAAATCCATCTTTACCACAACCTCGTATTAGTGTAACAAATAATCGTTTTAATTATATTTATTATCCGGTTGCTGATATTACAAAAAACGATAGCCCTTCTATACCAGAAAAATTAATATATACTCCACTTAATTTTTGGTTTACAAGAAATCCTTCTTTAGCTTTACCGTTGCTAAAATTACAATCTTCTGAAATTGAAATAGTAATTGAATTAGTAGATACTGAATCATTATATCAAGTTTATTCTTCTATATTAGAAATGTATATTAGCCCATCATATTATAGCTTTCTTCATAATGATAATACAATGGCTTTAGCAAATTTTTGTAAATCAAGAGATGGAGATTCTGTGCCAATGTCGTTGAATATTGAGGCAAATTATATATTTTTAGATACAGCAGAAAGAAATGCTATATTAATGTTATCTGAAATAAATTATGTTGCAGAAAAAATATATAGAGATACACAAAATTGTGATCAAGGACATGTTAATATAATATTAAGTAATAATATTCATACAAAAGAGATAGTATGGGCTTTTAAAAGACTGGATTATTATAATTTTAATTATCATAATAATTATACAGCTGATTATATATACAATGAAAATTCTAAAATATTAAATAGTGCATCAATAATATGGAATGAATCTATTAAACGCATTGAAGAAAAAAGTGGAGATTATTATGGTTATGTTCAACCTTATCAACATCATTCTAAAATACCAAGAGCGGGTATTTATTGTTATTCTTTTGCACTTTTTCCAGAAAAAATACAACCTTCTGGATCGTATAATGCGTCTGTTGTAAAGACTTCTTTAGATATTAATATTAATAGAAATTATAATAATGATTTTTTAAATAATAAATTACGATTAAAAGATAAACCTCTTTTATCTAATATAATTAATTATGAAATAACTATATATTCTGTTACTACTAGTATATTTCATATAGAAAATGGTTTAGGTTATATGATATATAGTTAATTATTATATAAATTATAAATAGAATATAAGATGGATTTAATGATATTAATAGTTGTATTATTAGGAGCTTTTTTATTATATTATTTAATAGAAACAATTAGATCATTACATCAAGAAATAAAAGAAATAAAAACAAAATGTGTAAATACAGATTCTAAAGACAATAAAGATATTGAATTTAAAACAAGCACCGTAGATCCCATGGTTGGTATGAATAAATCATTAATAAACAATATGAATTATTTAAAAAACTATTTTGATATAAATAAATAAACATTATATAATATACTATTTGTTTATATGCCTAGAAAAGCCAAAAATCCAATAGAAAAAACAGAGAAGAAATCTAAAAAAAATTTAATGAATACTATGGTAAAAGATATATCAATGGAAAATGATGATATAATTTTACAATTACCATTAACAGATAATGATATTAATAAAATAAATAATGAAGATATAAATATATGTTCTAAAAACAGTGATAATATATCTGATAATATTGAACCAGATTTAGAACCCACCGCATATGACCCTATGTGTTATTTTATAAATGATAATTTAGAAGTTGAAGAAGATAATTTATGTAATATAGATTCTGAAGAACAACTTGAATTAAACCAATACAGTGTTAATATTAATTCAACTAATAATTGTTATTGGTGTTGCCATAGTATTAAAGATCATATATTTGGCATGCCTACAAAATATAATAGTATAAATGATACATATATGACATTTGGATCATTTTGTAGTCTTCAATGTGCCAATGCTTATAATTTTTCAGTACATTCGGGAACAGATAAGGTATGGGAAATTAATAGTTTTATACAGATGTTAGGAAAAAACTATGGTTATAAAGAACATATTAGACCCGCGCCTTCCAGATATTTATTAAAATTATTTAATGGTAATATGAGTATAGAAGAATTTAGAAATTGTCATATTAAATATGATAAAGCATATTTACTTAATATACAACCTATGATTTCTTTATCAACAAGTCATGAAATTGTTAATACATCATATCTTAAAAACGTAATTGAAAATATTAATTATACCAAACAAAAACAGACAAATAATATACCTGTAAAAAAGAAGGTATCTAAAAATACAATAGATACAAAATTAAATTTAATTATTACTTAATAAATTTAAAAAATGATATAAAGATTACAATCAAATAATTAATTGTGTAACTTCATAATGGAAACAAATAAGATTTATTTTACTCCTTATAGAATATCTACCATTACATGTAATGCTGATATTGGAAATGATATAAATCTTAATTTAAATATATTGTTTAACCATTTAGATGTAACCGAAGATACTAAAATTATATGGGCTCAATTTTTAAAAGATGATAATGATATGTCAAAAGGATTATATCCTAAAAAAAAGAGAAAATCTAAGAAAGATTCTACAAAGAAAAATAGATTTGATAATCAAGTAACA